CCCCTAATGGTAAAAGATTTTTCGGTAAGTATGCTAATAATTTTTGTTGATTTAGATATATTGTCAGTACCTGTAATCGTTGCAAAATCTCCTGATTTAAATACATTATCATTATTTAAAATAATTTTATAAGTTTTGTCTAAATTGTCAATTAATTCAATACTTTTAACACTATAGATTGGAGAAATATTATAAAACCAATTTTTAGCTTTAAAACTAGTATCACCAATTCCTAAAGTTTTAATTCTTGCTACATCATTTTTTCCATAATAAGTTGTATTATTTGGATATTCAATATTATTTAATACTGAATTAATTCTTACTTTAATCTTTTTGGTTTGGTCTTTAAAAGAACGTCCCCATGCAAAAGTATTAATTCCAATAGATGTTTTATCCGAAATTATTCCAACTACATTTGTACAACCATAAAATTGTGTTAAAGATTTTGAAGTATAGGAAACTATTCCAACTGTTAAATCATTAAATGTAACATAAAGTTCTCCAGTATTACCAAAACCAACGGTAGAATCTACATCAAATGTAGTATCTCCAACTGACACTTGTCCAATTAGTCTAGTTTTAGGATGGACAGAAAAATTACCATATATTGAACCATCTACTCTAAGATCTTTATCATATCCTGCATCAAAACCTAATTTATAATAAGTTTGCCCTGCTCCAATAGGAATAATCTTTTGTATATTTGTAATAGGAGCATATGCCTTAGTAATAGAATTATCAAGTTCATATTCATCTTGATATAAAGTTGCATCCGTAAGATCTTCTGGATCCCCATTAATAGATTCAACTATAAGATCATTTGAAATAATATAATTAGCATTAGATGGAGTAAAAAGAAAATCTGCTGGTCTTATAATTTTTACATCTTCTTCATATAATCCTTTAAATAAAATTTCAAAAGATCTATCAGTACCTTTACTTTTATAAAAATCTTTAGATTGTTTTATAAAGAGATTTTTATCTACATTTTCTGATAGTTTTCTATCTTCTAAACCGGGTAAAAGTTGATATTTTGTTTTTAATAAGAATTCTTTAAGGAAAAGACAACTTAAATTGGTTATCTTAGCTCCTGTTGTATGAATTCCTGCACTTGTTGATTCAAAAACAAGCGTATCTGGGTTTGATTCTGATTTATATGAACTAATACCAGAAAATCCTCTAATACATCCAGTAAATGCTGTTTTTGCAAGTCCAGTATAGGTAATTATTTCATCATCAATCTTTATTAATCCATAAGAACTGGGAAATCCAACGGTTCCTTCCGGAAATTGAACCATATCAACTGGTATTATATTATCATAAGTTGTAATATAAGTACTTAATCCTACTGATTCATTAAGACTAGTAAGTTCATCGACTTTAATATATTGATCAATATTTTGAATTAGATCAAGAGGACCACTCACGTACTCTTGTCCAATATAATATTGTTTTAAAAATTCTGATATCAAAGGGTAATCAGTCCTTACAAATTCAGGAAGCTGATTTTGAACAATGTTACTAAATTGAACTCTTTTTTCTGACATTTTTATAAATTTACTGTCTTAATAGGAAATGATGGTTGTAATTACTGAGTGCGTCCACCAGAACGAACTAAAGTACCATTAGGATAACTTGGTGATACGATATAATTAGATGCTGAAGGATCTAATCCAGAAGCAATTTCATCAACAACCATTTCAAAAGTACTGCTACTAATATCTAGTTGTAAATATAAATCCTGTAATCCAACCACATCATTTGAATATGGACAAACTCCAATTTCAATGATTGTTTGACCATCCCTTATCATTCCAGATTGTATATTAATAGGACTTAAACTTATAACCCCACCTTTATAATTAATAGTTCCTACATTTCTTCTAACAATTGTGGGAGTTGTTGAATTTATATTAGGAACAGTAAATAAGAAGATAGATCCAGTAAGTCTATTTGTATTTGGAATATCTGAGAAATAAACATCATCTGCAATTCCGTTTACTTTAAACGCAGAAGTTTTGATATTATATCCATCCATAGATTTAATATGAAATTCATTACCAAATCCAATAGAATATTCTGCCCAGGTATTTACAGCGACTCTTAAATCTCTTCTCATATTAACTGTTGTAATATTTGAAGTTACTGCATCTGAACTGTCATCAATAACTTTTAGGAATTTACTATATTTAAATCTAGCACCATATTTGTTCATTTCACTGGATTCTGCATATTTATTGGTATTATTTTGAATAACAGTTGAAACATATTCAGCACTTGGAGCAAAATTGGTGTTATAATATATTTTTGAATCAACTTCAAGGAAAAGATACTTCAAATCAAGGATTTCTGGGATAATACCTGCTACAGCATACTTCTTTAACTTTAATTTGATGTTTTCTTTGGTGAGATTGGGTAAAAAATCACCAGATTTAGGTTTAATGCTAATAAAAACCTTACCATATTGCGGAGGAATTAATTCTTCTCCACCAAATACTGAAATAGATTCAGTTTCTGGGTAAATTCTTGATGGAATTAATGTTTCATAGTCATTTGCAGTTAAACATCTGTTCTGAGAGGCATATATTCTTGGAGCAAACTTCTTAACAGAATCAACTGACTCAATAACTTCTCCACCAGAAGAAATTGTTTCTGTTGTAATTAAAGAAACACCAGAAGTTACTGTATAATTTTGTGCATTTCTAATATATGTAATTCTTCCATTAAAGGTGAAGGAACTTATTCCATTTGCACTGTCTCCATTTGTAACAATATAATTTACTGATATAAAATTATTATCTTCAAGTGCTTTTCCAAAAATTCCATCCCCAAAGAAAATTTGATATCTTTCATCCTCAATTTCTTGTATAAAATAAACATTTGATGATGAATTAATATCAAAAAGGCTATCTTGAAGTTTATATTCAGTAGATGCAGTAGATGATTCGTTATTTTTTACTTTTACTGAAATTAAATTAGTATCAACCCCTGCATTTGGTAAAATAAATTTCTGATTTACATTTCTTGTGTTAAATGTAAAGTTTGATGTTAATAAAGTACCTTCATATACTGTAATATCATTAAATACTGCAGTTCCATTGTATACTGGAACTGTAATATCTTCTAAAATTGAAAATATAGCGGATGAATTTCCAAATGTTCCTGATGATCCTGCTACAGGACCTGCTTTTAGGGTTAATGATGCTGGAACTGGTGAAACATTTGTTGTATCTACTGTGAAACTAATGGTTGCCCTTGATGCTGTCTTAGATTTGGGGACATATCCAATATTTCTTGCTAATGAAACTACATTTTCTCTTAAAGTAGCACTATCAAGAAATACTTCATTAGCAACCATATTGGCATTATATGAAGTAATATAAGTATTATATGCCAAAAGATCGATTATAGTCGAAAGATTGGATCCTTGAAAATCATAATCCGTAAAATTGGAGTTTGATTGTATATAATCTGTAAGTGTAGTTTTAACCTGGTCAAAATCCAGATTAGAGAAATTTACTAATGGCATTTTTATCTAGCTGATTGCAAAGCGAATTGTAATTGTTGTGATGGAATATCTGCTCCAATAATGTCATATGTAACAACAGTATCAAAGGCATTATTATCAAAATTGGCTTGTACTTTTAAAGAACGTAATCTAACCCTTGGTTCATAATTTCTAATAGAATTTCTGATCTCATCTTCAAGAATAGAAGCAGAAATTTCATCCATATTGTTAAAAAGTACCCTATTAACACCAGATCCGAAAGAAGGTTGAAAAAATCTCTCTCCAGGTATGGTCATTACAATATTTCTTACGGATCGGGCAATTGCATTTGCATTTTTAAGTGCAATAAGGTCATCATTCAGTGGATTAGACTGAAATGTCATACTAATATCTTTAAATCCCCGGCTGACCCTTTGTATAGGCATTGCAAATACAGAAAATTACAAATTTTAGTTATTTATTAAGGATCGTTAATTAAAATTCTGCTAAGGGTACTCCATCGGCACCATCACTCCACTCATCATCATCTATTTCTACATCAATTCGCTCATAAAGGTCATTTTCTACCTTAAAATCATGCTTTTTGGGTGTTAAAATGTCATTAGAGATTTCACGTAGCATTTTTTTATCGTTATTTTTCATTTTTCCTCTTTTTTTACTATCTAGGCATAAAAAAAGACCCCCGAGAGGGTCCGTTTTTATTTTCCTTGTCCTCTATAACGCTTTTTCTTTGCATTGCGAGAACTCGCGGCACATTTAGTATGCTTCCCATTCCCTTGCCGAGTCCTCTTCGGCGTTGATTCAATAAAACTATCACTACTAGTCCATCTAATTGCCATAATACTCCTTATGTATGTGGATTATATAAATTCATGTAAAATACTATAAAAATAATTGATAGTATTACTCCTAAACTAAGCCAAGATGCCATAATCATACCTCATTCCCCAAAGAGATCCCCTTAGGAGGCTTTGCTTCCCCAGAGGGGACCCCTTTAACTCTATAACTTACTCTATCCCTTCTTGATAATTCAGTAAGGATCTCAGCAGAAAGATCCCATAATTCAGAACTGGCCCGATGTTTGATGGGCCAGCATGTTCTCTCATTAGAAAGTTTTCTCATATTACTCTTGTCTTCTCATGTCCTACCCTAATACGTGGGTCACACCAAATCTCCATTCCTTCCTCAATAGCATCAAGACAGAAACTTACATCCTCCCCACACATATCTTGCACATTACCTGATTCAAATACTTGCATTTTTGGTGCAAACCATGGATACGGTAATGTCTCAAATACTCCCTTCTTAATTAATACCCACCCAAATCCTGTATAGTCTACTGTAAATGGCTTCTTACGCTTACTAATAGTTTCTACAGTTTCATGATTCATTACTCCACCATTACTACGGAAATCTTCTTCATCTAACCAGTGTGCGACAGATGTTGTTTGCCCGTCCTCAGTAGCATACCATCCTGCTGAAATTGGATGCTCCTTTGTTTCATCCCATTCTCCATCTTCTGATACTACTTCTGCTGGTACTGCAAGATCACATAACTGCCAGAACTTCTCTGTGCTAAAGACAATATCCGAGTCAATCCATAACTGATAATCATACTTTAGTTTTCCGTCCCATGGCACCTGCTTTGGTCCCCTTAGTACATTTGCTCCGAGACACTTACAACGTGCAAAATTAACCATACTGGAATAATCTTGACTGATCTGTATACTCATTCCATTCTGTACCATATCAAAGCACAGTTGTACAAAGTTTTTTAGAAAGATATACGAAGTGCCACGTCCTGGAAGACAGAATACAATCGTTTTTCCTTTCATTCTTGCTTTGATTGCTTCAATATCCCACTCTTCTTTTTTCTTAATGGGAGCATTTGCTTTAACAGTAAATCCTTTTGCCATACTTTTTAAATACCTTTCAATTCAATTTTATCACTATATTTAGATTCTGTC